GTTATGCTTGCGCTTCCACTCGGCGGCTTCGGAATTGGCCTTGGAAACGGCGGCTTTCTGCTTTTCCAGCTCGGCGGCGTTATCCTCATACTCGAACGCTTCCAGAGCTTTCAGCTTGTCTTCCGCAGACATTTCCGCATAGCCTGTGATTTTGCTGGTGTCGATCTTTGCCATAATGATTACCTCCTGCGTTTAACAAGGCTGTTCACTCAGCACTATTTTCCGTTTTTATGGGTTGTCTCCCGTTTGCGATTAAGGTCTTCCCTGACCATTCAACGCCTTGCGGCGGTCAAATCACTGTCTTTGCCTTTCTCATATCTCCGAAAAGACTGAGCTTTCACGGACTGTCCGAAAACTCCGAGGGCATTGGAAGGAAAAATAAAAGGGCTACCAATACCTTTTCGGTATCAGTAGCCCGTAGTGGCTGTTCCTATCACCTATGCGATAGGCTGTTCATATTTCTTTTTACTGCTGACCGCCCACACGATCACCTTCTCGTGTCGTTCTGCGATCTCAACGGTCTTTCCCGTAGTCAAGATTTCCTCAATCTGTCTGACCGCTTCCGGGGTCAGGCGGATTTCCTTCTCCATCAGGATTAACCTCCTTCTGCTTGGTTGCGAGTTCAGCGGCCTTTTTCTCCTGTTCCTCAGCATAATCCATACTCATACGGTACGCAAGCTGCGGGTCAGAGAACAAACCGCAATGAGTAAAGGCCAGAACCGGGGCGATCTTCGGATTGGCAAGCATGGCAGTCAGCACATTTGCCTTTTCCGTGATATTTTCGTAATTTCTACGGGTGAAGCGGATTTCCAAGCCGCTGAGTTTCAGCGTCAGGTCGCTCAGGTCACGGCAGATACGCAGAACCAGCTTCAAGAAATCCTTCTCAGACTGCTTGAACATCAGCTCGGAGTCCTTGGCTCTGGCTTCCGCCGCCGACCAGCCATCACGCATGATGACCGCAGAGCCGGTATCGCTGGTGGAAGAACCACCGTTGCGGTTCGGCATACCGCAGATCGTCAGGACGGTGTTATACATACTGTCCACGAGGGTCTGCGTCTGCGTCTGGTTCATTTCCGAGGTCAGATACTCGATCTCAGCCTTGAACTGCGGGTCAATGTCCTTGTACTTGATTGCACCCTCGTCACGAAGCTGGTGAAAATCCTCAGTGTTAATATCAACATTGTGGAACAGCATGAGCGCCTGTACGAACTGCTCCACACCGTCAAGGCGGTTGCTCTCCACGGTATTGATAGCGTCCAGCAGAGGGAGGACGATCTCAAAGGCTCCCAGCCGAGCCTTATTCGCCGGGTACTCGATGATGGGAATACCCAAAATCTGAGGTTCGCTCCGAATGATCGCCCAAGTGTTCTCCACCTCGTAGTAGTGGTCACGGGTGTAGCAACTGAAAATCAGGTTTCCGTTCTCGTCCTTCACATACTTCACACCCATCATGGCAGGATTGCCGAGGGCGGTGGAGTAGACCACAAAAGCGAAGCGGGGGTCAAGGGTGAAAATCTCAAAGGGAGCTTCATCTTCCTCCACATCGGCTTCTCCATCAGGAAGCACCATGCGATAGGAAGTTCCGCCGATATGCGACCAGTCCGCCAGTTCCTTGTCCTTGGCAGGCTTATCCTCGCTGAGAACATAATCATTCAAGCGGCTGACCTCAGCGGAAATGTTCTCGTCATCGCTTCGGCTCACATACTGAACGGGTTCACCCATCAGATAGCCGACCTTGAAGGACACGATCTCATTGGCTCGGTTTTCAACGACCTTGTTGCAGATTTCAGGCCGTACTTCCTTCTCCCGGTAAAGCACGGGCTGATCTCCACGATAGTACCGATAGAGATAGTCAATGTCGGCGCTGTTTTGCAGATGGACGAATAGAGCCTTTTGCAGAACATCAATGATGTTCCCGGCATTGATTTCGGCAACATCGGTATAGATTACACGACGACCAAATAACGCTCTCGCACCCACTTACAGCACCTCCTTCCCTCTACCTATTATCTCTCCTATCATTGTACCAAACTCTCCAATGGTTGTCAATACAAACCTTTTATCATACCATTCGCCACAGCATTTGTCAAAAACAACTTCTCAGTAAGGACGCTTGAAAACCTCTACCTTGCCCCCGGACAACATACGGATTTCGTTTTCCAATAGAGAGAGGGAATCAGGAGCGTCATCGTGCGGAACCTTGCCGGAGCGGGTGTAGGTGGTCACTTCCTTCATGAAGTTCCAATACTGACTGCCCCGCTTGTAGGTGGAGGGGTGCTTGAAGTAGAAGTTCTTCTTGATGTTGTCGGAAGCGAACTCGATACGGGTCTGCTTGTTGGAGATCGTGCGCTTCGTGCGGATACCAACAGAGTACCCACGCTCACGAATGATCTGGTCAACATCTCTGGCATAATACTGACCGGCGTTGTTGGACTCAAAAACAGCAGAAGCGACCCTGTTGTCGATCAGGCACTTGGCACATTCAGGCTTCGTCACCTCAGCGGGAGAGTCATCAAAGACCACATCAACGATATACACAGCATTGCCGTATATCATCGCCACCGGCATGGAAGTCGAGTCAGAGCCGCTTTCCGCCGTATCGCCAACGGCGATGATGGTGTCCGGGTCACGGTCTTTCGGCAGCTCAA